GCTGAGTTGCTCCACATAAATCCGGTCGGCACAGAAGTTGGGCAGAGAGTTCTTCACCACCTCTTGCCACTGCGACCACATAGCTAATTCTTCAAGCCCTTTTAGGTCAAGCGTCATGGATTTTCTTGGCAGCCACCAACCAACCCTTACCCAGCACCTCAATCTGCCGGGAATAGATATTCAAAAAGGAGTCAATCGCCACCTTGGGGCAGTCGAGCGGATCAGGCATGACATTCCACCCATAATCGTCCCAGCAAAGCGTCCCTCCCACCTTCAGCAAGTCGAAGGCCAGCACCGAATCACGCAACACATTAAGCGAATCGTGCGCGGCGTCAATGAAGATGAAATCCAACCCCTCCGGGCATATTTTCATCCAATCAGCAGAACGGTTCTTGCACACAACGGCCTGCGGGTAGGCGGACAACTTGGCGCGGGTGGAGGCTTCCAACTCAGCCCAATCGCTCTCCGTCCCGCCGTGTTCCACCGACCCCCCGAAGGTATCGACGCACAGGTAAGAGGAATCTGGATGGGTGAAGATATTTTTAAGCATCCACTCCGCGCTCTCTCCTAAAAGGGTTCCCAGTTCCATGCCGCTAGCCGGAGTGCCCTTGAGGTGCCCTATCCATTGCAGAAAGTGGGGGCCATGAACAGTGGCCACGTTGTGCTGGGTGATGGACGTAATCATATGTTTACCTCTTGCGAAAGACCGCCAGCCCTTTTCTATAGATGATTTGGTCAATGGAATGCCATCTATCTCCGAGATTGGGTTTGGCCCGCCCCTCCGCCCCAGCATGGTCCTGCATCTCTTCCATGATCTTTTCTAGGAATTGCATGATGGTAATCGCGGAGTCGCAATGCTGGGGCGACCAAGCGGTGTGCAAATCCTCAATGGCATAGAACCCACCCGGCACCACGCGTTGCCAGAGCAAGCCAAAGGCCGTGATTTGCTGGGAGGCAAAATGCCCCGCGTCATCAATCACAATGTCGAAATTTCCCGGCAGCCGGCCCACGAATGCCGGGTCGGATTGGGAACCCATCCTGATCGAGACCCTTGGGCTGTCGGGAATCGCGCCGCCATAATTCTGGATGTCGATGCCGATGATCTTGGTTTCTGGGTGGATAAAATACTCGTTCCACATCCTGATCCCCGCTCCGCCCAGCACCCCCATCTCAAGAATGGTGATTGGCTGATCTCGCAGGGGCGAGAAAAGTTCGTCGTAGGTCACGCAATAACTGTGCCAGCCGTTGGAGGCGCGGTCGGTGCCCTGTTCGCAAGCAATCTGATCGAGTGTCTTCATGGCTTGGTCATTAATAGGTTTTCATGCGTGTCCCAATGATGCTTAAATCCAGCGGCTTCCAACCATCCCCGCATTTGCTTGCGCTCTATTTCATCTCGTGGCTCAATGCAAATCATGCGGCAGGCATTAAGCATTTCATATCCACACCCTAAGGTCATTTGGTGGAGAATGCCCATATCCTCCCACTCGGCATCAAGAGAGATGAAGTCGTATGGTCCAAGGAAGCTCAAATCGACCATGCGGATGACTGTCGCCCACATATTCATAGCCAACGGACTCCTGACCGATCCTTCCTTGAAAAGTGCCTCATTGATGGTAGTGGACCATTTTCTATCCGGGGTGGTGTCAATGTAAAACCGGGCCAATCTCCGTTCGCAAGATACCGCCGCTTGCACGATATGCACCCGGTCGGCATAGGGCTCGCTATTCTTAATCAACTTCAAGATATTCTCCGCGCTCGGCTCCACATACACGCCCGACCAACCATTCTCCAACAACTTGCGCGTGTTGGAAAAGCCGATGCCATCAAACGCCCCCACGTCAAGAAAGCGCCCCGGCTTGGCGCCGAAGTATTCCAAGATAACCCGCTCCTCGTCGTTCTGGCTGTAGTAACTCATGCGATAACCTGTTGTAAGATAGATATATTTTTCAAGCCGTGGATCGCGTGCCAGCCGCTCCGGTACGCGAATTTCGCCGCTTCCACCCCAGATTGGTTGATGGTGTTCTGCGTGTAAAGCTTAAAAAGATCGCCATGAATCGGAATCCCAAACCGCTCTGCCAGCCACCCGATGAAGCAATCCGGGGAACCGCCCTCAATATCGCCCTCCACCAACATCTGTCGCCCACACTCCACCACCCTCGCCCATGTTGCCCGGTTGGCCAGCCATGGATTATGGTAGCCGTAGGTGCCCTTGCGATGTCCGGGTTGCGGCCCCACGCAATTAACCATGGCAAGGCCGGGAGGCGGGACAGGCAGGGGTTTGAAAATCACAGTGTCATATTCGATGATGGCGGCGTGCTCCCAGCCGGGAAGGGCGAGCAGGTAGGCCGCCGTATCCACCAAGCGGCGGGGCAGGGCATCGCCCGCAATGTAGGTGTTGCGCCCGATTTCCACCGACTGCATTCCGCCCGGCCATTGACACCCTCCACCCGTGGTGCCGATGCCGATAATCGGGTCGAATCCCGCCCGTTGCCAGTAAGGGAGGTGGTAGGGAATGAGGTGGTTCGCGCCGGGGTAACTATGGACACAAAGCAGCATGGTTTATTCCTTCCAAAACCACCATGATGTACAGGGCGTCACCCAAGGCCGCACCCCCGACCGGCTCCGCTCCGCCCACTCCCACACCGCAGTTAGCACCCCGCAGTCTTGGGCTGAGTCGTGGCGGGAATAAAAATCATGGCCGCCCAATAATCCGCCCGATTTAATCTTGGGCCACCAAGCTCTCAAGTCCTCCTTAACCGAGTGATAAGAATGATTGCCGTCGAGATAGACAAAATCAAGCGAATCGGGCAGGATTTCGCAGGCAGCCTCTTCTGAGAGCATCCGCATGATTTTCACCCGCTTATCCTTACCCAGCACGGCCCGCACCTGCCCATAAACCGCCTCCCAGTCCACGGCAGCGCACCCGTCCTTGTAAACGGCGGGGTCTTGCGCCCGCCACGGATCAATGCAGTAGAGCCGCTTTCCCTGCCATGCCCCCAAAATCTGGAGGGCGAACTCCCCGTAATAGGTGCCCACCTCCGCCCCTTCCCCGACCAATCCGTGGGTATTCAGAAAGACGGGCAGATCGAGGCGGGAAATAAGCGGGTAAAAGGATTCCGGGGCGGGGCGCATGGGTTTATGTCCTCTTGATAATAGGCACCGGCACAATGCGCTCACGGGGCGGAGGGGGAGGAGGTTCGCCCAACCCAAACTTCTCCCGCACGCATTGCTGTGCCTTCATGCTTTTGCAACCATGCAGATAGACGGTCGAGAGCGGCACATTGGCGAGGGGATTGCTGCCGTGCATCATTCTCGGCTTCCACAAGTCCGCGCAATCTGGTATCGGGGTTTCCGGCGAGTCAAGGCGGTAGGCGGAATAAATGAACTTGGAGGGGCGGCCAAATCGCATCATAGCTTGGCTGTGGGTCGTATCCCACGCCCCGTGGTGGGTGCCGCCCTTGAAGGCGGAATAGACATCTCCAAAACTCGGCCCCAACATGCAGTTTCCGTTGATATGGGGGCTGCCGCAGGTGGAATCGTCCCCCGTCAGCCAGCACCCCAAGACCTGCTGCCGGTTGCCACCCGGCCAGTCCCAATCGCAATTGTGCCACTCCCACTGGAGTTTCAGGAACCAATCTTGAGTTAGGGGCACACAATCCGGCTCACCCAACAAAATCGCACAATACCCAAATTCCTCCCGCCTAGTGTGGGTCAAGCTATAGAACTTCTGGTAAATCTCATGGACTTGCGCATTAGGGCCACGCGGCCACCCCTGTAGTTGGGTGGAGCAATGATAGATGCAGGTGTAGGGAAATTTCTGACATACGTACTCCGCCACCGCCAAGTCCACATTTGTGTCGGCTTTGGGACAGAACATAAAGCCCAACTCCTCCGTGGGCTCGGGTTGGAGGTCGGCAATCAGCCGCGCCAGCCCCATGGCTTGGGTGCGGTCGGACCTACAAAATTGGAGCGCGTACAATAGAGGAAACATCAATGAGTTGCATAATTATGCCACCACCTGCTCACAGAATCTCCTCTGTTGTTGATACATATCCCCGCTCCGCCCATGACTCCATTGCTGGGTCATCTCCCGCTTGTATTTCGCCTTCACTTGCTCGATAGTCCACCCGCTCACGTCGATCAGGTCGTACCAGTCGGGGTGGGCGTGCATGGCGAACATGCCAAGGGTGGGAAATTCCGCAAAGCCGAGCGGGTTGTTTCCACAAGAAAGCACATAATCGTAGAAGGGGCAGCCGTGCACCACTTCCATGTGATCCCGAAATTCCCGCAGGAGGGCGCGGGGATGCACGGCAGGGTGGCGGGCCATGACTTCATAGGGGGCGGGGAATTTCAGCGCCCGCTCCACCGGCCCCTGCCAGCAAGCCGCATCTGAATAGGGTTGCCCCTGTTTCCTCAGCGAATCGAAGGTGCGGAAGAGCAGTTGGGGCTTGTCTCCGGTAAAATAGGTGGCGGGGGTGATGTCTTGGGTGACGAGGCAGTCGGAGTCGGTGTAGAGGATGAAGTCCGCTTGCGGACAGTATGTGTCGGCATAACAGGCCATGAGGTTGGCCAAGATGAAGCCCTTGTCCTGTACGCGGAAGTACCGCTTCATCAGAACTCGCGCCCCATCCGCCGTGTGGTAGGATTCGAGGGGCAGGAAGTCGTCCAGTTCCGCCTCGGGGACCGCCACCGTCACCCCCGAGAAGCCACGGGCGTGCTTCCTAATCGAACGGAGACAGTAGGCGAGCCACTCGCGGTCAGGGCGGAAGGAGCGAATAAAGATTTCTACGTTCATCTTGTTCCGGGATCAATACCCCAATCAAATGGACACTGATATGATAAGTTTAATATATCCATTTTTTTGGGAGTTTCTGCTTCTACCCATGCCTTACCTCCCCAAAGATGTATGACAGTTGTAGAAGGTTTAGGAAATAGCAAAAATTTCCACCACTTAGGAAAGGCTTGGATTGGGTGTTTGATCGAAGCCCAAATAAACCGTTTCCACATAGTACGTCTCCACCACCGTTCAAAATCCCATAAAAACTGATCTTCTAAAAGATCATACCCAAAGTGTTCCCTCCATTTATCTTGCGTATTTTCCTCTGTCGGTCTTGGTCTCATGTCGGTAAATTGAACTTGAGCCTCGGCACCCCGCCCGGATGGGGCGCGTGGCTCAGGGCTGCCGCCACCTCCAGTTGCGGCAAGGGTGGCAACGGTTCCAACCGCCCCCGCCCATGTTTGGGGTGGAAGACACAACGCCACTCCGTGATGTCGAAATAGCGGGCAGGGTCCACCCGGCCCCGGAACCATCCATTCACCCAGTTATCCCACGGGGAGCGCCCCAGCGTGAGCACTCCCGACACCTCCGCCAAACACATCTGCCAGATGCGGGCGGGAGCGCAAAAAAAGTCTAGCCCATAGTCGGGGGGGCGGGCAAGAAGAGCAGGCGTGGAGGCTTGGAACCCGAGGGGGTTGGCAGGATCAAAAGTATAGCGCAGCGAGGTGCAGCCCCAAGACGTGACCAACTTGTGCTCAAAAACGGCCTTGGGAATCTTGGCAATGGGGGCGGTTAAGGTGATGTCGGCATTGCAAATGGCCACGATATACTGTGGCTCCAAATCCTTGGCACAAGCAATCATCTGCTTGATTTGGGGCGGATTCTGGTCGGGCATGACACAGAAAACCCCCGGCGCGGTCCAACCGTTCAAATCTTCGGGCTGGTTGAAAAGGATGATGCGTTTGGCAACCGCAGGCCAGCTTTCTATCGCCTTCTTCTGCAAGGCGGCGTACTGTTCATCCTCGCGGAAGGGGCGAACCGAAGAAATGATGGCGTCAATCTTGGTGGCGTAGTCTTTGGTGTCGCGGAAAGTGGTGATGCGGGGGTCGGAGAGAGGCATGGGTTAGATTTTCGTTTTATGGATACAAATTAGGTCACACTGGATGGGCAACTCGCCCTTGGGCGGCAGGGGTTCAGGCATCAACCCCTCCTGTGCCACGCGGTAGGTGTAGCCGTAGTTGTCCAGCAGGTTAAGGAGGGTGGTCGCGGTCTCCCCCTGCTTGGCCAGCATGAAGTTGTTCACCTCAATCAAGATGGCAGGCTTGAACTTGGCGATGATCTGCCGCCCCCCGCGCAGAATGGCAGGTTCACACCCCTCCGCATCGATCTTTAGGAAGTCGAGGCGGCCGGGTTGGAAAATATCAAGGGTCATCATCGGCACCTCTACCCCCTCCTCCCCAATCCAAGACCGGCCCGCGTTCTCGTCACGATGGATGCGCACAATCGCATTCTTGTCCCCCAGGGCGAGACAATAGGGGGCCACCCACGGATAGGCAGTGAGGTTGTGGCAGAGACAAACGAAGGCGGCCCAGAGAGGCTCGAAGGCGTGGACAATGCCCGTTGGCCCCACCCACTGCGCGTAGGTGATGGTGTGGTCCCCAATCATGGCGCCCGCATCAATGACGGCGCCACCTTTTGGAATGAGATGGCGGAAGGGAGTGAGGAGGGAAAGGGCGATGTCCAACCGCCCATCATTCTGCTCCACCCAGCGGGAGGCGTGGGTGTCGTTGACGAGTACCGCCACCCCAGAATCAAGGATTTTCACTAATTAAATTTATCCACCCAATTCGCAACGATTAATCAAATCGCTTATGCGATCAGTTAGAGAAGATAATTTGTTGTTAGCATCATTCAAACCAACCGCCAAAGAAGCAGATGGCGAAGATGATTTTGTCCCTAATTTCTCTGGAGTGGGAACAATAGGCTCCGCCCTTAGCGTTGATTGCATACGAACAGACAACTCTTCAACGGTCTTTGCAAGGCGCTCAATATTTTGAGCAAGACGATTAGTTTCATGCGGGATTTCCGCCTCCCGCGAGGCACAACAAGCATTTGAGTTCATGGGAAAATTATAGAGTTTATTTCGGCTCCTCTAAGAGCGCGTGCTCAATCAAAACCGCAAGGCACCGTTCAGCGGGAATCTTGTTGCGAGCGGGAGACTGGTCGAGGCCGAGTCCCTTAAGGGTGAAGGGGCGCAAATCTAATTCCACCTCTGCCTCCCCCATCTCATTCAACTTGGCCTCTAGTTCCTTTTGTTTGGAAGCGTAAGCCGTTTTTATAGCTTCTTCCACCTCCTTGGCCGGCGGCTCGCCCAAATCCTTCTGCATAGAGACCCGCTTCTCTTCAAAATGGCGAAGTTCCTGTACGATTAGGCGAATGTTGCGCCCCAGCGTGTAGAGGTCTTTGCCATCGAGATCGAAGGGAATCGGCTGGGTAGAGGTGGCAGTAGGAGCATCCCGGTCAAGGGTGGTAAGGGCGGAGTGGAGTTGATATAATTGAACGATCTTGAATTTCATAGAGGGGAATTATTGAGGAACGCCGTTGCGGGTGGGGGTTTGGGGCGGGTCATATTTCCAAACCCAAGGAACCTCACCCGTGAGGCGGACTTGCAAATACCTAAAACAGAAATAACTAAACCACACTAGCCATGGCACCTTGGTTACAACCACATTTCCATCCACCTCGGGCTTAGTCGCATTCCAACAAGTGACGCGCACGGGAGTTCCGGTCGAAGTGCGGGTGCCTCGCACGAGGCCGTAGGAGGTGGGTAGACGGAAGGGATACCAATAGTTGTCAAATTGTCCCACCTCAACGTCGGTCGAGCCGCATGATTCGATGATACAGTTAGTAACAGCCCATCCTTCAATCGCCCCCTTAAAAACTATAGCGGCAGTACCACGGCAAATCAAGATACAACTCAGAATGTGATAACTGCTCCCCCGCACCGCGTCCACGCAATTCTCTTTGCCGCCCACAATGTGCGTGTCACGCACAAGCACATTGGTACAAAATGAGAACTTAAGAATATCATCATAATTCCATGGGTCGGGTGGATTATAGAAGCCCGAGAGATCAGGTGCGTTCTCTCGCACCACGCTGAAGTAGTTCTTGTCGCCCATGCTATACGCTCCTCACTTGGATGTGGGGCCGACAGGCCAAATCATTAACTCTCTCTTTGAGTTCGCATAGATAATGATTGGTCAACCGAAGTTGCGCCAGAATATCATACGGGAGGCGGAAAAATCGGCCAATGGCATATAGCATCTTCATGTGATTTTTTTATCCGAAGTGAAGGGCTTGAGGTTGTCCTGAATCTTCTCTAATACTTGCAAAAGTTCAGTTCTCGTAGGCAGGCTTTCCGGGGTGCTTTCCGCAAAAGTGGCTTGGCAGAGGTCAAAGGAATCGTCTATCGCGGCCTGCCGCAAGGCAGGAGGACAAAGCCGCGTGGTGGCGGGTTTAGGAGGAGATTCCACGGGATTAGGCGGCGGGGGCGAGTTGTTGGAATGGAGCAGGTTTCCATCCAAGATATTGTTTTCTTTTTCCATTATTATCTATTAAGCACTTGATGGGCCATCTATGCAATCCGCGTGTCCTGCAAAATTCTCGTATGCCCTTAAAAGTTATAACTTCTCCAGATGGTGAAGTTAAGCTAAAAATCTTTTGTTTCGGTTCTGTTACAACGCGCAAGGCTTGACTAATCTTTCGACTTCTTTCTATGGGGTTTCGGCACCAATATTTCTTTCCTTTCCTAGCCGCAGAGATCAATGCCTTTGTTTTTGCTGAATGTGTTCTTCCAAAAAAAGGATTGCCTTGACCTGAGTTATCTTTAGACAATCTCTCAATGTCTTGTGGTCCCCAAAGTTTTAATCCTTTTCTCTTTTTTGCTAGTCTTGCTATTTGGGCTTGTTTCAATGGTGTAAGTTTTCCTTTATTGGCCTCAGATAAATGGCGGCGATGTTGTTCAGTAAAAGGAGGTCTTTTCCTTAATGAAGAAGATAATTTTTCCCTAGATGATCTAGCCCATATAAAATGTGTATTGTCTTTTGTCGGACTCAATAGATTATAACCAGTGGAATGATCATCGCTTTTTAGTTTTTTAATCCATAGGCGCTCCATATCAATAAGATTATTTATCTCATATCCGCCTAGTATATACACCCTAAATGCCTGTTCTCCTAATCTATTAAAATCTTCTTGTAAGAGACTGTTAAAATGTTTGTTGATCTTTAGTGTACTAAAATGGTTTTTCTTTCTTGTAGCTATGTCAGTAGTGGACCCTACATACCTCTTGCCATTTTCACATTCTATACAATATATGACTCCACTGCCCTTCATATTGTATTATAGTGCCACCAAATTTGTTCCCCATCGGAATGTCCACAAATTAAACCTGTATCACACATAAGTTCTATTCCCAACTGCTTGCACCGCGCACAGAAACTCACGTCCTCCCCGCTGTCGGGGTCGTTGCGGTGGAAGAAGCCGCGTGGGCCGTTGGGGCGCTTGGAGGCGAAGCCGGGAAGCTTGTCCGCATTCCGCGCCATCTCTTCAAATACACTGCGGTGAACACGGCAGAAATTGATGCCCACAAACCAGTCCTGCTTGCGCAGCCCCCACTCCTTGTTGGGTTGATGCAATTCGCGGTTGGCGGCATCACTATCGTATGCCTCCGAGCACATCGCTCGCCCGCTCATCTTGTTGCCCGTGACCTTGGGATCGCCCTTCACGTAGCAAAGCGCCCCCACCACCCGGTACTTAGGGTCGTGGGACATGAGGCGGGAAATCGCATTGCGGGAGGCCAGAGGCTCGGGGAGGCGGGCGTGAAAAACGTTGTTGATGATGTAGGCGTTCCCGCAGGGGAGCACCACGTCACTGTCACATAAAATCGCCCACTCCGACTTACTCTTGAGAAATCGTTCCACTAAGATATTGCGGGCGCGGTCCACTAAGGTTCCCGGCCAGTGGGCCACCTCAACCTTCTCCGGCCCATAAAAGGCGTAGTTGCGGAAGAGGGTGGCGTGGGTCTGCCAAGCAATTGAACGATAAACCGGCATGAGAATGGTGACTTTCCCCTGCCCCAAGTCAGTGAGAGGCTCGCTTGGGGTAGTGAGAACAGGCTCGGGGATTGCGACTGCGGGCGCATTAGCCTTCTCTTGGGCGATGTATTCATCCAGCACCTTTTGAGCGGCGGCGAGTTGCTTGGAGATGGTGCCCTTCTGCCAGAGTGAGACGGTGGGCTGAGGGGCGCCAAAATAGGCAGCAGCCTCAGTTTGGCCGAGAATGTTGATTTTGTCGAGGATGAGTTGAGTTAAGTTGGGCATAGTGTTATCTTTCTAAATTATTGTTCCTCCTCCAGCTTTGCCCGCAATCCACCCACAATACTCTCCACATCATCTTCCTTGCCCTCATCCTTGGCAGGTGCGGCAGGTCCGCCACCTCCGCTCACCTTTCCGCCCGCAGGCACGGTGCGGCCCGCCTTTCTCACGGTGGCCAGTTCCGCCTGCAAGTCTTTCACCTGCTTGGTGAGAGTGGCCACCTCTTTCGCATTAGTTACTCCCGCCTTCTCGGAATAGAGGCCGCGTGCCGCATAGAGGGCGAGTGAGGTAAAGAGTTCTGGGGTTTGGGCGGCGGGGGCGTCAGCCAAGAACTGGCGCAGGGTGGCGGCGGTGGCATTGTGCTCCGTCAAGGTAGCCTTTTCAGCGGCGGTGGCCTTTTCGGGGATTTCCTTGTCACGCAAAAAGTCAAACTCCTTCCCCTCCTTGGTCGCCTTCTCCACCCGCCCGGTGTAGTCCTTTATTATCTGCTCCAACTGGGCCTTTACCTGTTCCTGCGAGCCTTGCGCGGTCTTGATCTGTTGCTCGAAAAATTCCTTTGCCTTGCCTTTCTCCTCCGTCATATACCGCTCCTTGGCGGTACGGGTGTTGATCTGCTCCTGCACCTTGGCGGAGAGCACTTCCTTGTTGCCCCGGCTCAAAGCCGAGTAGATTTTTTCCGCATAGTCGGCCTGCGTGCCGTTGACGAGTTTCTTGCCGCCTTCTGCGGTGGGGTCCGCCTCATACCAGCTAATCGGCTTGCCCGAGCGGGAGAAGGCGAGCCAGCCGCCCTCCTTGGCGATCAGGTCGAGCGTGGCCTTGTCCAGCGTGGCGGCGGTCAGGGTGTCGGTGATGGTTTTTTCTGCCGCGTCCACCACATCGTCATACTGCTTTTTGAGGGCGGGATCGGTCTCCAGTTGATACTGGCGGCGGAGCATGGCAAATTCCTGCTCTTGGGCCTCCCGCGCCTTTTTCTCCTCCTCGGTTTCCTCCACCTCTTTAGCCGCATCCTCCGCCGCCTTTTTCGCAGCGGCCAATTCCTGCTTGGCTTGTTCGTAGTCGGTCTTGGTAAGGCGGCCCGCCTCGCGCTCAGTCTTCAACTCACCTAAGAGTTCCCGGTAGCGGCGCTGAGTCTCCGCCTTGTTGGTGGGAAGCGCCTTGACGTGCTTCTCAATCGCCTCGTCCGACAAATCCTCAAATGCGGATTTCTTCTCTTCTTTCTTCTCTTCCTTTTTCTCCAGCTCCTTCTCCTCCTTCTTTTCCGGTTCCTTTTTCTCGGGCTCCTTCTTCTCGGGCTCGGCTTTCTCCGGCTCTTTCTTTTCTGGTTCCTCTTTCTTGGCAGCGGCTTCCTTGGCGGCTTTATCCGCGTCCTCTTGCGCTTTTTGCTGGAGGGCGGCGAAACCGCTCATAATCTCCTCGGTCTCGGCGCGAGTGCCGGGATCGGGCTCATTGCGGGGTAGGGTTACAACTTCAACTTTCTGTGGGGTAGGGTCTTGGGCCATGATAAACTAATTAGTGGTGGATTAGTAGTAAATTAGTATTAATGAATCATCTCGGGTTTCCGAGTAGTAATCAATTGTGGTTGAAGGGGATGATTGAACGTCAAAATCTGATGCCATAACACTCCTCGAAAAAGTAATACCAATCGCTCGCGCCATGACAGCTCCCAACAACAAATAACTCGCCCCTTCGGGTCTCCCTCTATGCGATAGGCAGGAAGAGGTCGATATTGCGGTTGATCTTTAGCAAAGATCACCGTAACTTCTGGAAATGTGCCGATTTTCATTATCTCAGCCCCCGCTCCTCATCCGAGGTGCGCCTTGGCGCGGCCCCCGTCTCCAAGAGTTGCTCAAGTTGGTGGAGTGCCTCATCGTAACCTTGAGTCGTTTTACCAGAAAGGGCGGCGGCTTCGAGGGTATCGCCAAAGACTTTGGGTTTCTGCTCCTTTAACCACGCGAGACCAATCTGTCCCTCCCTAGAGGAAAAAAAGTCGCGCCATTCGTTCGTTACCTTTTGGGTAAGTTCAGTTGCCATAAAGAAATCTAATAGTGTTCTTAACTAAAAGTAATATCTATGCGCCCTTGTCGTCAGGAATGGTAAATCCACTACAAATCCGTTGCCGCGCCGATTCGCAACCGGCAAGGAAGGCTTCAGAACTAGAAGGGTTCAAAAAGAATCGAGGACGCCACGCATCATACGCCTCATAATCCAACTCACGGTCGCTCTTGATGCGGGGCGGGGTGAAGGGGAGGAGCTTGAGGAGGTCGGCTAGTTTTTGGGAATCGGTCCAAACGCCAGCATCGCCATCGCCTAGACACTCACGCAATCCTTGCAGGTACTTTACTTGCTCAGGGGTTAATTGAATACTCATAGTTCGATTCGTTAAAGAGACATGAAAGCGGAAAACCCGCAACTTGTCAAGAGGAAATTTATGCCCCCGCAGGAGGAGCGGCGGTTCCTTGCGCAGCAAGCGCCGCCGCCTGTTGTTGTTGCACCTGCATCAAGCCCTGCTCTAACTGGGAGATAAATTGTTTTTCGCTGTTGATCTGGTCGGGCGGGAGACTCTTTTTGCTGACCCCGGCAATATAGTGGGCACTATAATGTTTCAACCCCACGGTGGCGGGGCCAACCGCCCCCTTCTGAATCGCCTCGGTGAGCGGTTGCTTCATGGTCTGCATGTGGGGCCAATCTGCATCATCCGCCGTCACCGGCACCTCCTGCCCCATCGCCAAGGCGGTATTTTCGAGTACCTGCTGGCGGGTGGCGTGAGCGATATTTTGAGGATCATCGCCGGGATTAAGAGCAAAGTCCAGCACCGCCTTGCCTCCCGGAATCGCCTGCGCCTGAATTTCCTCCAGTTTGCGCATGTTGTAGAGGGCGGCGGTCGGCCCCTGCGCCCGCGAGGCGGCGAATTGCGCCCGCATCTGCGCGGCGGCGGGAGTAAACTCGGTCACGCTCTGGATCACGGGTTGATCGGCGAGTTTCTCCACTTCCTCCTCAGTCAGCCGGTCTTCCTCCAAGAGTGCGGTTCTAAATTCCTTCGCCTCATCATCCGGGTTGGCGGGATCGCAAAGCCGCTTGGTCATGGTGGTGATGATGAAGGCAATTTGCTTCAAATATTTGTCCAGATTATTCATCTGGGTCTCCTGCTCCTGCGACATGGCGGCATTAACACTGGCCGCTTTCAAGTCGGAGGGTTGGAGCGGAATGGGCGGGACGTAGTTGCCCACAATTTGCATCGCCCACTGCGAAAACTGCGCCTCGCACTGCACGTAGCTTTCAATATTGGCGGGAAGAGCGGCGGAACTGCCCGCCACCTTCGCCCCCGAGACCGCCACGTAGTCATCACTGATGGCCATTTTGACATCGTTGACGTTCTTCCCCTCCGCCACCTCCAACTTCATTTTGTTCTGGGTGAGCTGGGTATCCATGAGATCATTGCGGATAATCTCAAGTTGATTAGCGAGGTCGAAGAGGAGGTGGCCCACCCCCCATGAGCCCTGAATGGTGCCGTCACCGTAGCCGAAGACCACTGGCACGGAGGTGTCGGAAATCGCGTCAAAGGCGTCCTCTTTTTCATAGAGGAGGCGCATGTCGGGATCACCCTTCAACCCATTCTTATTGTAGACATAATGCGAGACCTTGCCGGTGAACTCGCGCACGAACAAGTGGTAGGTTTCCACCATCCTCCGGGCCTTGAAATAGGCGATGGACCAGAGGGCTTGTCGCACCAATTGCTCGTAATCGCGCCACCGCTCAAAAGTCGGACCCATAGTGGGTGCGGCGGCCTGATTAATGGCCTTGATGCACGCCTCCTTCTGCCATGTGTCCAGTTCCGCCTCATCCGCCTCCCGCACCAGCTTCAGCAACTCGTTGGGGGCGTAATCCCACTTCACAAGGAAGAAGGGAAAGTCAAATTCCAGAATCTCGGTGCCTTGGGGGACAAACCCCTTGTCCATCCGAATCAGATTGGGGCGCCACTCGTATTCGTCGAACCACGTGGCAAACCCGAACCCGAAATCCACCACCTCCTTCGCCATTCCTTCGCAGAAAAAGTCCCACTTGGGCCATGCGCGGATGGTCTTGGTGAGGCGGCGGCGGAACTTATCGGTCTTGGAGGGACCATCCGGCCAGCCATCCGGCAAAGTTGCGGCAGTAAGGGTAGAGGCTTGCTTGAGGGGCTGGTGGAAGCGAGGGTAGACCTTCTGGCACTGCGTTAACAAAAATCGTGTGCTGATATTTCTCTTATGCCCCTTCCCCTTGGCCTTAAGATCGCGCTTCGAATAGGGAGGCTCTCCATTTACCTTGGCAACGATGCGGGAACTGTTGTAAATACCTTTATTCCAAGCATATATGAGAGAATTTACAACCGCCAACCCCTGATCCACCGATCCGATGACCCGATTTGCGGGCTCCAGTGTCTTTTCTGAGACCTCGGCCTTCTGGCCGAGCCAATCCATCGTTGAAGGTGAAGGTTCGAGGTCCGGTACGTCGGGCATTTCCCGCTATAATGGCATATTTGTCAAGATTGTCAAGATATTTTGCGCAAAATCGCCCATTTTTCTAAAAAACCCGCCCTACTTCACCAAAAAAGGCACCCAATCGGGGTGCTTTGCCTCCCTGAAGCCAAAAAATGGGAGCGGGAGATAGATTTGAACTATCGACCTTTTGGTTATGAGCCAAACGCGCTACCAGACTGCGCCATCCCGCTAAAAGGCTAGGGGCCGCCCACTATGACGGCCCCCGTTACTCCTTGTACGCTTCATGGTACACGAGCTAAAATTGGCCGGAGCAAGATCGGCACGTTCCCGATAAAGCGGGCGATTGTCTGGCGCTACCGCTTTCAAGCGCCTTCTTGCTTGCTCCGATAAAGTAGTTTGGCCGCAGGGGTTTCACCTGCCGGTGCACCGTGACTCTCGATGTTGCGTTGGGCTGTTAGGGCAGCACCATGATTCTTCGGCGCCGTCAGTCAGCCACGGCATGGCTTTCTGCCCATGCTCATAGTCTCGTCAGGCCAAAGATGGATAAGTGGAAAAGAACGAGTCGCACCCAATCACTTTTACGCAGGATTGTCAAGCACTTTTTTTGACCTCTTCCATAAACCTCGTGCAAGTGGCCATGAACTTGGCGTGGGTTCCCGTGGTGGGGCCGTCCCGCAATTTAAGCTGGAGAATTTCATAATCGTACACCAGCCGCTCCGGTCCCTGCTCCAACCCCGCGAAGTCCTTATTGGGGCGGTAGAGGGCAACGATGCGGTGGGCGTCTTCTTCCACGCTCCCCGAATTATGTGTGACAAAATTCTCTACAACAAAGGAATGATTAATGGGAACGGTTAAATCGAAACACTCAGCTCTCCCTGCCGGATTAATGGATTTAATCTCCGTCCACCTAATGTCACTATGCGCCCATACCGCAAGTTCTAAAGCATCCAAACGTCCCGCCAGCATAGCGGCGTTTTCTCTAGCCATCTTTTTGCCTTGGTCATCCCACCTAAATCCACGCAATTTTTTCTTATGCTTTGCCTCTTGGGCTATGCTATTAACCTTTAACGGAAGACGGTCGAAACTGCCGTTAAAATGCTTCGCGGGCGTGATTTTTATCAATGCAGCCTTATGTTTCTCGCCCAAAAATCCAATAGACTCAACAAACTTTATCACATCTGTCCTTCTGGTAATACGAAGAACATAGCTGTATTTCCAATAAGCATGATAACACCCAAATCGCTGTTTAGGATTTCGCTCTTCCGAGACAATTGATTGAATACCAAATCGCAATAAAAGGTCACGGGCCTGTTCGCATAGATGCCGACAGATTGAATTAAGTTTAATGAGAACGCTTGTTCCTCCCGGTTTTATAGTACAACAACCATCAGCATGAAATAATCCGCGAAGATATGCGGCAACACACGGATTGCTCGCCTCAAAAATAACATCGGGCGTGAATTTATTGCCTTTAGTTTTCCCGTATAATCCAAGTGACCGAATCCACCGCGTCATTGGATTCTTTTTAGGACGCGGCGGCCACCCCGCAGTAAATGTCACCCTCCATGCCCGATCTGATTTTGACTCTGGTCGGTAGGTTGGCTTAATGCCAAATTCCTCTCGGGCAAGATTACACGCCAATTCAGCATCGGAGACTGAATTTACAGTCAACTCTTGAGCCTGATAGAAGCATCCATCACCCATCATCCATCCAAGTAACAGGGCAGCCCGAGGAGATATAGGTGCAAATATTTCTGGCTCGTCTATAATGCGTGCAACTGCTATTGTATCACCAACTGATAAGTGTTTAAGTCGTTTGAACCCATAAGGCGTATACAGCCGGTGTCCGTTTGTACAAACCAAGGAGTTGCCACATGTGGTATCCACCCTAAACACATCTTTCTTGCCCGCCGCCCATGCGCTACTAGCAGTATCATTTACCAATTTCATGTCGTTGGTAATAGCCAGTACGTTTTGACCGGCTACAACATCTTCTATTCTAACTCGTTTGCCAGTCTTTGGGTCTAGTACCCTTTGGCTCCCAGCGACACAATCCCTGAAGTCCGTGGTCTGGGGCTGGCGATTCTCCTTCTCGCTGGAGCGGTTGAGTTGCGCCCCCACCAGCAACGCGCACCCCAGCCTCTTGCGCAGGGGAAGCATGGCCTTGGAAACTTGGGTGATGCGCTCGTAGGAGTCGGGGGAGTCTCCGCCTAATAAGTTCAAGTAGTCGATAACAACCAACTCCGGCTTGAAGGAGTTGGCCAGCAGGCGGCAGCGGGCTTCGATTTGCTCCAAGGTGAGGTCGTGGTCGAAGATGAGGAGAGGCTGGGTGTTAAGTTCTCCTAATGCTTCAAAGTAGCGTTGCTGCTTGTCGGTCGGCTCTTGGTCAAAGAGCTTGACATTCGCCCCCGACCTCTGCGCGGCGATGCGTTCCACGATGGAACGGTCGCTCGTTTCAAGGTTGAAGAAGGCGGTGCGTACCCCTTTATAGAGGTTGTGGTTGGCGATCTGGCAAAGGAAGGAAGTCTTGCCATGCCGCGTCCGCGCCCCCACCACCACGTACTCATGCGGCTCAATCGGAGTGGCGTAGCGGTCAAAGGAGGAGAGGCCGGTGAGGATTTGGCGGAAAGGGCTTTCTTTCCCCCGCATCTTCGCCTCCGCCCACGCCCGCGCCTCGCCCACAATGGCGGGCATCTGGCGGTGGGAGGGAGCACCTGTACCCGCTTGGATCGCCACGATTTCTTCCACGAAAGGAGCGACCGCCTCTGCGATGGTGCCCTCATATTCAAAGCACTTTTCGTGTAACCCGATGCTTATCTTAATGAGTTCCCGCAACTTGTAAAGCTCCAACACCTTTTCCAGATAGTAGGAAAACTGGATGGAGGTGGGAATTTTGGAGGTGAGGGCCATGAGGTAGGACACATCCCCAACCGCCTCCAACTCCCCTACTTCCCTTAGCTCTTGGATAAGAGCATCAAGGGTGGGGGCGGTGCCCTTGGCGCAAAGGGAGACGAGGTGCTGGTAGATGGTGCCGTTGGCCGGGAGGTAGAAAGCCCCCCGCTTCACCCCCGCCGAAACGCAGTGGGAGACGGTCTCAATCCCGCCCAAGATGCAGCAGCATAGGAGGTTCTGCTCCATCTCCGCGCTTTGGGGTGGCTCCCGCCCAGAGAGAGCGCGGAGGGCGGTGTGGGGAAAAATGGGCGGGGGGTCTTTGCGGCGGCGGGGCATATTATTCCACGCACTTGATTTCACCGGGCCGCGCCTCGGGAGTGGGGGGCTGGTCGCACTTCACCCAATGGGAGGCAAGGGCGGTAGCGGTGAGGTATTTTTCCCCGAAGTGGAGGCAGTAGTTGCCGGCGCGGCGCTTGATTTCCTCTACCGTCACGGCGGGGGTAAATCGCCTGATTTCTGCCAATGCCTTGCCAATCTTGCCCCCGGTTCCGGGCGGGAAAGCGGACGGGGATAATTTCTCTCCGTATTGGATAAGGGCATCGAAAACGGGATTGCGCAGAGTGGGTGGGTGCTCTTTTTTTTCTTTGACTTTTCCCTCTAGAAGCTTTACAAGTTTATTTACTTGATCTGTGTTTAGGTAGAGACTCTTGACTCCTTCTGGGTTGATAGAGATGTGATCTACCACCAGTTTGAGTGCTCTTTTATTACTCATCTTTTTTCTTCTCTCCTTCTCTAAGACCTTGGCTTTGCCTCCGGCTCCGCCAAGCACCTCTTGAAGTGTTTAGCCTTTAAAGCTTGGCTTGTGGGGACACCTCGCCCCCAGCAGTGGGAACGAGGGGAAGCGTTGGCCTTCAAAGTCGGTCGCGGGTTTCCTTTAGCAGCCTTCTTGCGGCATGAGCTGTTCAAAGTGGGGTGGCTGCTCTCGCTAGGCGGTGAAGCCTACTCGATTTGATCGTTACTGGCTGAGGTCGTTAGTAACGAACCGCTGGTCCAGCAGGAACCGCTCCTTGCAACAGGTTTACGGGCTGTGGTACTTGCTTGTTATCGCGGGATGCAAGCAACCGCTGTGCGTTGTCAGCGCACGTGAGACATGATGGCAGAGAAAATAGGATTGTCAAGTTTATTGTGTAGGCTCTACCCGAAGAACTCGGGCGTTCTTGAAAGTTTCGCTGAAAATCTGTGCTGCCCGTTCTTTATCCACAGCTTCGATCCGGCACCATCCCCAACAATGCGCCCGCGTGCGATCTGTCTCTGGATAGATGCGGCAACCGGACACCAACCGCTCCCGCCAAAAAACGCGGAATGGTTTGGTTTTGGGTGATGCGCTCATTTTAATCTAGGTGCGTATTCAATTTCTAGTGAAATAGGTTCTAAGTTGAAAATAGAGCACGCAGGGGGCGGATAGCTCTCTCCTTACCGCCCGCGCTAGGAGACTTGACGAGGCGAACACTGAACCCCGGCGAGCAGCGCAATGTACTCTGCGTGCCAATAGTGCATGATGGCATGGAGCACAAGATTGTCAAGTTGTTTTTGGCGGTAAAAGGGTGGGCATTTCCTGCTTGCTCCCCACCACCCAGCACTTCTCCGGCCCATCCACTTCGCTGAGATGGGACAGGAGGCAGGCGAGGCGGCAATCCCAGCCGAAATGGGCGCAAAAGCCCACGCCAGGGGCCGGGCGGCACTTGGTGAGTACCATGACCCGCCGATTGGCTTCTTTTGCCCTAGGCTCGTTTTGGGGGGTATCTGAGGTGGGGGGGCGGTGGTGCGGACATTTCTGACAGTAAGAAACGCGGCTGGTGGCGTCTTCCGAGTGAAGAAGCGTGGTGGGTGGGTTGCGCCAAACCTCGTTCACCCATCTATAAAGGCGCTCGGATTGCGACAAATTGGCGGGATTCGTGTCGGGATTGTCAATAACACTGCCATTAGTGTCTGACAAAATCTTGCCGCTCTTTTCCTCTATCACACTCCAAGGGAACGATTTCGCATAGAATTGAAGCACCTCCTGCTCTGGATCGCCCATCGGCAGGCCGTTTCCGACACGGTAATCGGTGATCTTGGCGAGGAGGGCGGGGAAATCGTCGGTGCGAAAGAGGATACCGGAGCTAGGGTCGGAAAAGTGGTGGTCGCCGGGGATGGCGTGGACGAGGGGGGATTTGAGGCGGAAGGTCATGGGGCTAATGTCTCCCATGCAAGTCTAGCCACTGCTGGAACTTGGCCGTTTCCAATGGCCTTAAGGCGGTCCACCCTATTGGCCAATCCATCGCTATTTCGGTGTAGATAGGGTCTGTTTGTCCATGTTCTCCATTTTCTAATCCGATCATATTGAGAACATCTTGCAGGGATAGTTGATGCCTCAGTAGATAAGCCTTTAGTTTTTGATAATTTTGAACTGTTCCACGCCGATAATCCCCTGCACATGGACGCGGCAATAATCCATATTCTCTTTCCGTCAATATCCATTTTGGCGTCTTTACCTCCAATAATTGCCCATTGCGCATCATACCCCAATTCGAATAAGTCTCCGAGAACAACTCCAAGTCCCCTGCTAGTGAGAATTGGTGAGTTTTCCACGAATGAGAAACGGGGTCGTACTTCGCCAATGATTCGGACAAATTCTTTCCATAGTCCACTTCGTTCACCATTAATTCCGATCCCCTTTCCTGCTGAACTAATATCCTGACAGGGAAACCCGCCAGAAACCACGTCAACACGGCTCCGCCAAGGTCGTCCGTCAAAGGTTCGCACGTCATCCCAGACGGGAAACGCTTCCAAGCAGCCGTCGTTTTGCCGTGCCACAAGCACGCTTGCGGCATAGGCGTCGATTTCGACGGCACAGACGGTTCGCCATCCGAGCAGTTTGCCCCCAAGGATTCCCCCGCCCGCACCGGCAAAGAGTGCGAGTTCTCGTAGCGGTTCATTAACGCCTTGCTGAATAGCCATGCCATGTTGCACCTCTAAATTTTCTTCGTTCATAGCCTAAGCCCCTCCCCCGCGTTTTTATCATCCCACCCCATGTCCAATATCTTCCGTTGCGGGGTAGTGGAGTCTACAATTATTATGCCCCCCTCCTCCTCTTTCTTGGGGCGGTTGTCCTGCATGGTAGCCATGCCGGGCAAGACCGAAGCGCGCTGGCGAATGAGCGTCACTCCCATGAGGAGGGAATCTGCGCAATTCTCAACCAAAACGCCGTTAGCATAATACACGTTATGTTCGGCTAGGGTGAGGTTGTAGACTGGCACGGGATTCTTTACGTGTCGCATAACAACACTTTCGACTGCAATACCTCCCCGGCCTAAACTTATTAGCCATAAAGAGCGCACCGCATATTTCGCAGTGCACAGGAAGGCAATAAGCCTTTTTATTGTTTTTGATAATAGCGCATTTTTTGGAACAACAGTCGTGCATGTGCACAAATTTGGTGGAGAACCGTTTGCCGCAGATGACGCAGATTTTTTCAACGAACTTTCGCTTGAGCCATCCCTGTATTCCATTGGCTTTGTGCCACGCCAGTCCTTCGATAGATCGGTGCCATAGGGGTGCAAGTTTGATGGCTTTTTGCCGTCCGGCTTCGACGGCTTCTCTAACTCCCGGCATTGATATGATGCCGGGATAATGCAACCGCGAATGGGCGGATGCTGACAGAAGTTCCATATTCTCGATTCGGTTATCTGTCCAATCGCCATTCTTGTGATGGACGTGCAGGCCGCCCGGAATAGGCCCATTGTGCTCAATCCAGATGACTCGGTGTAAAAGTCTCTCCGGCGCATCGCGGTGTCCATCTTGATAGTATCTACCAGTGCTTTGAAGGAAATAGTTGACGCCTTTGTAAACAACCGACTTAGGATATTCCATATCCACGCATGATGTACCGACTCAATTATCATGTCAAGCTCTAAATCAGATAATTTTATCCACCCCTTCCCCCATACAAAAACATGATGCTTTCCCTTGCCGGAAAGGGTGCTGCCGTTAGACATGGTGGCCGTGGTAATGCAATCCACTTCATCAATGTGTTTCGCAATAATGTGCGTTGGTCCAAATGGCGTGATAATCTTATCTCCCACGGAAAGTTGTTCTATGGGTGTGTCGCCGTAGGGTGTAGATACCAACGTCCCGGCAACAAAACAGTCTGGAGACTTGCCCGCATTTCGACTTTTATAAATTTCTTTCGCTTCGACGCACATCTTGCCTTTAACGGGATGTGCTCTCCGCGTAGATAGTTCCGTGTTGAGGGGATTGGGAGAAATAATTGGGTTGATGAGAAAAGCGCACACTTCCGGGTTCATCCACTCCTTCGCGGCAAACCAGAGTTCGGAGGGGAGCCCCTGATACCGCTCGTTGGCAAGCTGCTTGTCCTCGGCCAGCACTTTGAAGTTGGTTGAACCCTTGCCCCAGTAGAGTACGAGCACGTTGCCCCAGTAGGTGGTGAGGTGGGAGGCCGTGCCCTGTCCCGCCGCACTGCCATCGATCACAAACCACTGCGGGTCGATGCCCATCATCTTGCACTTGCCGATGATCTCATTGGCTAGAGTCACGGTGTTGTCGCTCTTCTCCAGCATGATCTGCTGGTCGGCCTGCAAGACGGGGCGGGACTTGAAGTTTTTGGGGTTGGTGGGATCGGTGAACTTCACCACCTCCCCGTTCGCCTTGGTCCACCCGCTCGCAAAGCCAAACCGCCCCACCGTCATCACCACCTTGTCAATTCCCTGATAGGCGCAGTCCACCGAGCCCCACACGCAAATGAGTTCATCAAAGAGCGCCTCGCCCCGCTGGGTGGTGGGCCACGAGGGCGGGAAGACGGTGTGGACTTGGGTTTGGAGGGGCGGCCAGCCCCGACCGAAGCAATAGAAGGCGCTGCTCGTGTCCCCCTCGCCCCGCAATTTCTGCATGTAGCCCTCGAAGTTCTGGATGCCGGGGTAGATCATCTTGCGCTGGACGACATTCTCGCTTAGTTTCGCATCCAGCCGCAGTACGTGCCAACCCTCTTTGCTGACCCACTCGTAAAGCGTCTCACACTCCTCCAAAAGCCAGCCTTGTTCCGGCTCGGCCATCTGCACCACATGGCGGTCCACGCCGACCGGGTTGTAGGTAAGGACGATCTTAACGTGGCCCTCGTCGGAGATGGAGGAGATTGGGGAGGCGAGCCCCTTGAACGGTCCTTCTGGCCAATCCGCACAGTTATGAACTAGGGTTCCCTCAATAAAGAAGTTGTGGTTTCCGGCAACGTCGATACAGTAAACTGCCTCGTTATCTTGTAAGAACGACTGCCTAGAATTTGAAATTTGGCGCGGCTGCACTCTGGGCCGCAAGTGGTTGCCATCCCAAACTTCCTGAAAATTTTTCCGCACATGACACACTCCTCCATGATTGGTGCATTGAGATTTGGAATTATCTGCGGCCTTGGCGGACACTTTTCGCCCGTGAGTTTGTAGGAAAGGGCTGGATGAATGAATGGCCGTACCATCTCCGCTAGATTTCTGGAGCCTTCGGCGGTGAAGACGATTGTATTTTTCCCCTTGTCGGGTTTTTTCCTGCACTCTAACCCTCTGGCCTTGAGAAAATCTACGGTCATGTCCACATCCAATTCCTGCATGAAGTAAGAAGCCAGATTGGCAATGATTGTTTTGCATCCTTTCGCCCTGTACATGTTGCCGTCGTCCATGAACCAGATAGCTATCGCCATTGGGTCGAGCCATTCGAAAATCTGTGGTGTCATTCTTTTTCCACCATCCTTTCCGTTGGGATATATGACGTGTAATATCTCCGTGAACCTCGGGTGGCATTGGGTACGAAGGCGGTACACGATCCCTCCGAATTGCGTGTATTGCGGACCCCTTATTTGATATGGGGCAAATGAATCCATTATCTGTTGCTTCCACTTGAGGTAATCGAGTTGGGCCACCCCCTGAGTAAAGCATACGCAAGCATTGCATTTTTTGCCCGACTTCATTCCTATGCTTGCGTCTCCGAGCAGTCCTCCTATCACTAGCGACCGTTGTTCTTTGGTGAGTTGTTCCGCATCCCGTATGGCTCTTATCATAAATTGTAATGGCTGTAAGACGTTTCTTCATCGCCTCATCTGCGCAGATATAGCCGAGTTCTTTCGTATAAACGGGGTGGTTGGCGGTCATCCGCGCTCCGCAAATTTCCACAATCTTCCTGCCTCGTGAGGATATTTTATGCCACCCGCAAATTACTCGTTTTTCTATCTTGCCCGTGGCTGTATTGAATGAGAGAACTCTATCAGTAATGCGGCGGTTCACAATATCCGATATAGCGAGTTGTCTTCCATCCTCCATTAACACCCGTTGGTCGCCCGGAAAACACTCATCGCCCAAAATTCTTATTCTGGAAAGTCGCCCAAACTTGGGGTGATCGAACTTGCGGTAGGGGCGGGGATGATAGCCCTGCAAGGCACCCGTTGCTTCATAGGATTGTTTGAAGGAAATGCCTTGAAAACCGAACTCCTTCCCCGCCGACCTCAACCCCAAGTAAAGGTCGCTATCGCGGTCCACCACGTCATCCATGTCTGCCCACGGGATGGCCATGTTGTAGAACATGGTACGGATGGCTCCAAAAGCATTGGCGCGTAGGTGCCCTTCATCGCGGGAGAGAATTTTAGTGGAGGTGAGGGCGGGGTCGCGTAGCCAATCCAAGAACATATAGACGGCACTTGTAAAAGTTTTGCTCGTCGAGCTGGCCCCTTGCAATAAAATGAGGTGATGGTCGTGCATGACCCGCATTACATCCTGCACAAATTTAGGGCCAAGGCTGAACATCTTCTCATGCCACAAAAGCGCCGCCGCCCCCTCGTAATCCTCTGCGTCCAACAAGTCCTGTAAGAACTGGCGGATTACCTTGTCGGCGAGGTCAAAGCTATCCCTCACCTCGCCCATCCCCCTTTCTGCCAAGATGAGGTTGGCGGCCTGCTTCCACCGCTCGTGATCTTGGCCGTCGAGGAGAGAGTGTAAAAACTTTAACTGCGCGAGAGTCACTTTTTCTCCTCGGCTTTTACCTCAACCGCCTCCCCTTCCTTCACCTCTTTCTCATTCAGCTTCCGCCCCAACTCCTTGAACTTTTTCATCAGCTCTTCCTCCGTGGGCGTCTTCCCCGCCGCCAACCCTTTGCCCAACCCCTCCATCGCCTTGGCCAACACACCGCCCTTACCCTCGCCTCCACTGGCCGGGGTGGGCGGGAGGGCGATACCTTCGTGGGCGAAGCGGCAGTTCTCATTAGCGATCTTAATAGCCTCCATGGTCTGCTTTAATTCTTGTGGGGTGAGTTTAGTGCCTTTATCCTGCCAGTCATCCAATACGCCCGTTAAAAATTGCCGCGCCAATTCTGCCACGATGATCTCGCGGTTTTGGTTGGCGAGAATGTCCATCGGCACCATGACCGGCTCCGGTGCCAGTTCTTTACCTCGGATGCGCTTGATTTTAAGGCAAGGAACGAAAGAATCCTCGTGGCGCGGGGCGGAGAGACGGTTGACCTTGCGGGGTTGAAGGAGGGCGGATTCGGGCGTAGTTGCAGAGACAATGGCTCCGCTAGGCGGAGGGGCGGGGGGCTGGTCGGGCATGTTGGGTGGAAGAATAGGAGGAGTGGTGGAAAGTGTCAAGAAAAAAGGGCGAAGAAAAGACTTGACTAAGGGGGCGGGATGTGATTGAGTACGGGGAAACAAGGCGAGATGCCATTTCATTTTCATTCATACGCCAAGATCAATGACGGAGACTACGGAGTAGAGGTCGCCGCCGAGGTTGATGAGAAAACCCACCGCGCCACCCTCCACAACGTATGGCTCTACGGCATCCCCATTCTGGGGCGGCTTGGGGAGGAACAGAAGCGGCTCTTGGAGGAGACGGCGGAGCTATACTGGCGGGAGCGGGTGGGAAAAGAGATAAAATGAACATTGATGAGATCGCGCCGTTGCCCGGCATCAAGTGTGCTTATGATTATTTCTTGGAGTCGAGAGCCCAAAAACATCTTGAGTTTCTGCGGCGGGTTGCCGCTCTACCCGCGTGGAAAAAATGGATATTAAGAAGTGAGTTGCCAAACGCCCCATATGCCAATAGTGCCTTGTTTTTTATATCCCGTAATTCCAATGATCCGCTTGCTAAAGAATTAGATAGGGTACATATCCTAGCAACGGGCAAAAGATATGATCTGCCATGACCTTCCGCCAGCGCCTTCGCGTCTTCTTCCTCGCCTTGCGCTACTGGTTCGTGGACAGCGACCCGTGGGATGAGGCGTGGGAGTATGCGAAGCGGCTCGTGCTGGGATGGCGGCGGGCGGGGAAACAATAAATCATTTTATGTCACAACTCGATGATGCGGTATATTCTGGAGATGCAAAAATATGCTTTTGGGACTTAGAATGCAGCTCGCTTTTTGCGGACTTTGGGTTCGCTATTTGCGTGGGTTACAAGTTCCTCGGTGATAAAGATGTCAAGATAATCAGAGTTGACCAATTCCGGGGTTTCCGTACTGATCCTACCAATGACAAGAAATTGGTAGCGGCTTTGGCAAAAGTGCTCTCCAAGGCAGATATTCTCGTGACGCATTACGGTAGTAGCGGGCGATTCGACCGCCGTTTTCTCAATACCCGACTCCTCTATCACGGCCTCTCGCCCCTGCCACCCATCAAGGAGGTGGATACGTGGCATATCGCCAAGACCAAACTCGCCCTCACTAGCAACCGGCTTGGAGCTATCGTAGAATTGCTAGATTTACCGGAGAAAACTCCGATCAAGCGCCCAGTGTGGATTCGCGCCATGTCCGGCCATCGCCCTTCTATTAATTACATAGCCACGCACTGTGCTCGTGATATTGAGGTATTGGAAGCTGCTTATCTCAAGCTCCGTTCCCTCGCGGGCAAGCACGCCAACGTCTCCCTCTTCTCCTGCGGCAAGGATGGCAAGGCCCGCTGCCCAGTTTGCGGCTCCCTCAAGGTGCAGAAGAAGGGCTACAACATCGCCTCCTCCCGTGTGACACAACGCTACCAGTGCCAGTCTTGCGGGGCGTGGGGGCATGGGCGGGCAGAGAAGGTGGGCAAGGAAATTAAGATGAGGAAGTGTGTATGAGCGGGGCGATTAAGGACTCCGGTCAGCGGCGTGAATTTCCCACGGGCGCGGTGCGGGATGTAACTCATGACAAGGGACGTTATGATCTGCTTCCACCAAGGGCAATGCGGGAACTCGCCATCCATTTCCAGCAAGGCGCGGTAAAGTACCAAGACCGAAATTGGGAGAAGGGCATGTACCTTGGTGTATTTATGGATTCCATGCTCCGCCATGCCTTTAAGGTACTAGGCGGAGAACATGATGAACGCCATGATCGAGCCATGGCATGGAATGCCGTAGCGTTTTTAGAGACGGCAGAGCGTATTAAGGGGGGTTTGCTTCCCAAGGAGTTGGATGACATTAAATGGCTGCAACCGACACCACAACCCAAATTATAGACGGCACCCCCACCGCCCACCTGCGCCATGTACTGAAAGCGGATATGCTGCGTCTTGAAATTGAAGGGCGGGTGAAGAAACTTGTCGATGAATACCGCGCCACCTATCATGGCGAGCCGTTATGGGTTCGCCTGTCGTTCGATTTGGTTCACCGCGCCGGTCCCCCGGCCTTCATAGAGGGGTGCCAGATTTGCGGACTGGGATTCCACTTGGACCTGACGAGTAAAGACACGGTAGAGGTGGGGTCGAGTTGCTGGGATAAAAAGTAAACACGCGGCAGTTTTGTCCTGTTGGAGACTGGCCTTTAATCCCCCGCGTCGCCGGGGGCACGTGTAAAATTCATTCCTCCCCCATCTCCCCGCTTCGCCTCCACGTCCCGATAGCCTCACTCCTCCCGCCCCACTTCCGCTCTGCTTGGGCGCACTTGCGGCGGTGGCACTTGCCGAGTTGCCGGGAGCGGTTGTGGGCCTTGACCTTGGGGGGCTCGTTCCATTTGCGTCTCTTTTTCACGCAAGCATGGTAGCGGGCGAGGCAGGCATGTCAAGAGAAAAAGTGGAGGGGGCGAAAGAAAGTGGTTGACAGGAGGGCGGGAGTGTGAGAGAGTAGTAAAAAATGAGAACAATGACTCTTAGTGAATGGCGACGGATTGGGGTTAAATTACGAGAGAAGTTCAAGAGGCAGAATTTACCTCTAGTCAATTTTGATCTTGTGCGGGAAGATGTGGCCATATGGAAATATCTCAAAGATTATTGCTGTGGTAGGAAGGCACGTCTTGCGGCACTTGAAGACGGTTTTAGGCATTGGAGATTGGTTTATAGGGGCAAGAAAGAAGTAATGAAAAGAATTTGAGATGCGCCACCCCGAGAGCCAATCCCAGCAAGCTTTAGTCAGGTGGTGGGCCTTCACTCATCGCCAATTTGCCATCCCCGAGCATCTCCTCTTCTCAATACCTAACGGCGCTTTTATGGGGGGCGGGGTCATGCAGACCAAACGTGGGATGGTGCCGCTTGCCGTGGTGCGGGCCAATCGCATGAAAGCGGAAGGGATGCGGGATGGAGTTTCAGATTTGTTTTTAAGTGTGCCTAATAAGCAGTATCACGGCCTCTACTTGGAGATGAAAAGTGCCGAGGGCCGCGTCTCCCCCGCCCAAAAAGAGTTCATGGAGGACGCGAGGAAGTTCGGTTACGATTGCGTGGTGGCCCACTCCGCCGACGAGGCGCGGGAGGCGATTACAAACTACTTGGAAAAAAGGTAATAAAAAGGCTTGACACCGCGTCGGGAAGGGGCGAGGGTGGGGGGCGAAAAAGAAAGAACAACATGAACTTCCTAAAAGGATTCGGCAAAAATATTACCACATTGTGGTTTAGCGGGATTAACTTCTTTGTAATGCTTCCCTTATTTATTGTGGCTGGAATCATTGGGGGCGCTATCGTTGGTTTTTTTCATGCCCTCTCCTTGTGGAGATATAACGTGCGCTTCCGTAAAGAGGGAGATTGGACACTGTTCTATAGTGAGATAAAGGAGGAGACTAAACCATGACCCCATCTCCCGAAATTGACGAGGACGACGTGCGCTACGGCCCCGCCCTCGAATGGCACAACCCCCACCTCACTTTGGAGCAAAAGCAAGCCTTGGTGGAAGGATGGGTGCTGCATGAGTTGCTAGGAGGAAAGTGCGAGTTCTTAAACGATACCGAAGTGGTCTTTCCCGCCGGAATTAGCATGACGGTGGAGAAACTAGAAACCGCCCATGATGTGAAAATCTACTCCGGCTCCACGGCCATCTCTCCCTTCTTCCGCTCCACCGCCATGGCCAACCGGCTGGCTGAGGTATTCTTTGAGCGGCGGTACAAGGAGGCAGTGGAGGGGGCGGTGCGGGCAATCCATCTTAGCGATCAACTTTCTCCGCCATGACTCCGCCCACCCCCACCGACCTCGCCGAAGCGATTGTGCGCCTGCTGCGCCCCGGCTCGGATGACTTCGCGGAGGACACCCGCAAGGTGGCCGCGCTGATTGAGGAGTGGGAGCGGGAGTTGCTAGGAAAATTAAAATTATTGGAAGCGAATCAACCGTTCTATCAAGAACTCGCCGATGAATATGAACAGATACTTCCACCACATAAACATAATGGAAGCAAGGGCGATTGGTTGAATAGAACGAAACAACTTAGAATAGAACGTGACCAATTGCAACAAGAAGTAGAAAGATTGCAGAGCCGAGCTTGCATATAATTCCAACCATGACCCCTCCCCTTGTCCCATCCCCCAACTGGATTGACCGCGCCGCCGAGGACGTGGTGGCTACCCTCGCCACCGACCCCCGCCTACTCCTCCATGACACCGCCCACAAAAAGGCGGTGGGCTTGGTGCGGCAGGCCATCCGCACCCATTATGAAGACCCGCGCCGGGCGGAGGAAGCGAAGCAGCAGGTGGCGGAAGCGGTGGAAAAACTTGACTTTGGAATCACGCCGTTTCACGTCATCGAAAATGTCAACGACTTCGGTTTAGCCAATCTCAAGGCCGAGGTCGTCAAGCAATCTTTCTCCCACTGGCTGCAACTGCGCCTCACCGCCTATATCGTCTCCTTCAAGCTGGCCGACTACGAGTTCCGCGCCCCGGTGGACTGGATT